TTTGCATCCTAGAAAGATGAAAATGGCGTGATTTAAGCGATCGTGATTGAAATAATTGTTGCAGTTTCGCTTGCAGCAAATGCTCTAAATGGTATGCTTTGTAACATAAAATCACCATTCTCGGGCTGCGAATTGTCTATCATAGCGTCTGGTATCGATATTGCAAAACCACTTGATTCTTCTATAGCAATTGCTATTCCAGAACTGTCGCCTTTCAATTTTGTTGCCAAATCTTCAATTGAATCATCTCGTTTTGCAAGTAAAGTACCAGTGACTTCGTATGGACCAGTTTGAACATATCCATATGGGTTATAATCAGTAGTATCAATAAAACCCACTCTTGCAAGTGGTCTAGAAATTGTAATTTCCCAAGAATTTAATACTAATGGCTGACTATCTATTGTTTGCGTAGCCAATGAAAAAATATTTTTTGGTGCAGCAGTATCTAAAGTTTCACTGCTTGCAGCCAGTGTATTTTCAACAGGTCTGTAACCAGTAACGAAGGTTGATTCTACAACCATCTCACCACCATTTGTTCCTATGTCTTCACGTAATGTCATTGAAGTACAAAAACAACCTATCATCACTGAACTAATATTACTTGCATCAGAGCCACCATTCTTAAATAATAGCGTTACTGCATCAGTGCTACCTGTACCATGCTTCATAGTACCAGTGCTTGACGCAGGCGTAAGTGCTGCGGCACTTGCACCTTCGCTAAATAAAGGTAAGCATGATTTTAATACTGCGGTTGGCGTACCTCGCATTGTTAAGGTAACTTCGTACATCATAGTGTCTGGACGATGATGACCTTGACTTTCTAATTGACCTAAAATACCACTTTTATTTGGTGCGACATCTAATGTAGCACCTGCGTGTTGTATGTTAAAATCGGTAACCTGTAAAAAATTCCATGTATCGCCTGCTGCGTGTGATGTTCCTAAATTTACAGCACTGCCTTTACTTCCAATAGCAACCGATATATTCGATCTTGCTTGAAAATTAGTTTCAGCCATTACTTATCTTCCTTTGATTTCTTTTTAATATCCACTCTTTCAAGATGTTTTTCTAACTCTTTAGGTACAGATGTAACTTCAATAGAGCAACCTGCAACCAATAATCTATGCTTATTAGAACTCCAATGCGCACAAAAGTTCTCACTGTCTTTAAGTTTAAAATAAGATTCTTTTGCTTTGTAAATCATCCTATAATCTCCATTGCTGATACTACAGCAGTCATGTTAGCGCGCAATAAATCTGGATTGTCTTCATCACGCTCATATACAGTGGAGTCGATGACAGCGTTGTAAAACTGTCTTGTACCTGACTCACTGTAATTACGGTTATTGTATAAAAGTCTTTTCATTCGCTCTGCGACTAATGACACTTGCCTAAAACTTTCTTTGGTATAGTTACCTGCAAAATCCACTTGATAACTGATAAGGATCGTATAATCTCGAACCATGCCAGTATTAATCTGTTCATTAAGATCATCGGATACTGGCTCAATAAGAAAACTCTGATTGCCTTTATGATCATCATAAAATATTTGTATCCCAAATTCATTTGCAATGATACTGTGAAGATTGTCAATGACTCGATCATAGATGACATTATTAAATGTGATTGCCATTATCTATAAATCTGCCCACTGCGCACAGTTCCCATTTGTACTTCATCAGATTGGAAAGTTATGGACCACTCATCGTTTAATGTATAAACACCAGCTTGGAATCTTATTAGTGCGCCATATGCTAGTGGTTGGTAATCTCCATTCATTACTTCAGCATCTACTGACTTATGCCTGCGTAAACCAGTATCGTCTTTTGTAAAGACATCATACTTAACTGTGCTTGCAGTTCCAGGAGAAAATGTACCTGCTGTGCTGATGACAACGCGAACCTCATCATAATCAGTGCTTGGTGGTCCAAACATTTTAATATCTTCTATGTATCCAGTGGTTGACCCATTGACGCTTATCTCTCTTATGACACCAGATTCACTGCGAAATGATGTTTCATTCCACATAACATAATCGCGTCTTTTTAGCTTTACTAATAATCCATCTTCACCAAGTACGCGCTCTTCAAGCTCGTCTGCTTTCTCTGGGTCTTGGCTGCGCACTAAGTCAGCGCAGGCCAGTAATGCATTGCAACGAATTACGATAAAATCATATGACCTATCACTAGCTCCTTGATAATTTGAATTACCGCGCTTGTAGATAGGTCTATTTAAATAACTGCGCATATGATCTGCCTGTTCTTTTACGACACGATTCTTGAGGTCTTCCCAATCCTGACCTGCTTCAAATACGCTACCATTAAGTGCAGATACTGAGCTAGATGCTAAAAAGAAATCAACAGAGTCAGTTGATTCGGTATATTTAAATTCGTTATCTGCGTTTGGAGTATCGGTAACCTTAGTCATTTCTACTCCATCCTTGTATAAATTTTCTATATATCCAGTATTGCTTAATCTATATAGATTGGAACTAGGACTGGACCAATTAGACATTAAAACTCTCTTACGATCATAACGATCAATGTCGCTAACAATCGCTTGTAAATCTGTAGTTATATTACAAAATGCTGTTAGGTAACTCATGCTTGTGCTATCTCACTTATATTACTATTAGTAGGTAATATGGTGACATCGGGTACATCAGCGCAGATAATCAGAGCAATAATTGTAGCCAGTGTCACGTCCACATCGTTGCGTGGGTCTTCAAGGTTTTTGGCTAGTTCTTTTAGTTCAAACATTAAATGAATTAACTTATCTATTCGTTCTGCTTCATCCATATTTCTGTACTATTTCACAGTATTTTTCTGGAGTTCCGCGGCCTTTCGCGGTATTGTAGTAGACCTTCCATTGCGTTGCCTGTTCTTCTAAAGTTCTAGGCAGTTTCTTAGGTATTCTGCGTAGATGCAATCTGCAAAATACTATTTGAGCTGCTATGTTCGTAGTAAGAATATACTCCCAGTCTTTTTCTTTTGGAGCAGTAAAATGCGACCAATCTAAATAACAAGCACTAGCAACTGCCTTCATTAAGTCTTGGCGATACTGTAAATAGTTTTCAATTATATCTACCGCTACCCAAGGTTCACACTGATACACACCGCGAGCTGGGCCTTTTATCTGCTCCAAATAAACATACTTTGATTCTACCAAACCTATGTTATAAATGAACTCTGCTGCTTCAGAAGAATATAGGTCTATCTTCTGCAAGACACGCTTGATGAGTCCTTTCATTTGGTCTGGATTAATCATTTGCGCTTCATCCTACGCTTCATCTTATTCTTCTTCTTTTTACCTTTCTTCTTTTTCTTTCCATAATGGTATGGCATCATGCGCTCCTTACTTTACTTCTTGTTCTTTTACTATACCTTGCGCGTTGCTTACCTTTCTTGTTTGCAGCGCGCTTTAGCCTATTCTCATAAGCTCTCTGTGATTTTGTTAATCCTTTGCGGACACTGGCAGGTAAGTACCTACCGCGCTTTCTACGTGGCTTTTTCTCATCACCTTTTGTGACATAACCCCATTTTTGCTTTGTCCATTTACGTAAACTTTTCTGTGACTTCTTTAACGCCATTATCTGTATCCACCACCTGCACGTTTATATGCCAAGGCTAACATCTGCGCTTTCCTTGCGGACCACTGACCAGCTCGGCCACCTTTATTTCCTGCCTTGATACGATTAAAGATACGCTTTCTCAACGCAGGCTTTGTATAATTACCCGCTTCGTTAACTCGTGACTTTCTTCTTTTCTTCTTCTTCATTTACCCACCTTTCTCATAGCACTTGTATGTGATTGACCAAAGGTTGCTCCTTTGCGCATTGCAGACACCATAGCTCGTAAATGTTTTGCAGTGTGATGTCTTGCGTGTCTGCGCATTGCGCTGACCTGACGTTTGCTTAATCCTGTTACACTAACACCTTTTACTTTCATTACCATTTCACCTTATTTGCCCAGAAGGCTGCGCTCATGCGACCTTTCGCAATGTTCTTAGCATGTCTCGCCTTGAAAGATTTACGCTTTGCCTTCATCCTAGCTGACTCACCTTTACGTGGTTTACCTGCGGTTTTAGCACCTTGCTGACCAAAGCGTATTAATTTATATCTGTTACCAGACTTTGCCATCACTACATGTGACTTGGTCTTATGTCCAGGAGTACGCTTTGGTTTATTCACCCCGCGCAGGCCCAGCCTACGCATCGTTGATCTTACTCGATCGGGTACTGCCATTACTTACCTTTAAATACGCCTTCCAGAATGTCAGTGACTACGTCAACAATCTTCTCAAAGAAAATCTGTTCTTTATCTTCAGATACGAATGGTATGTCAATTCGCTTATTAATTGCACTAGCAATATTCTTTGCCATCTCATCAGAGCCTAAGTGATTGATTGCTTCTTCTTGCATTTTCGCAGCCTGCTCTTCAGCAAGTTTGACTAGCATTGATTTAATGTCCATACTACTTTCCTTTTTTTATATTCATTACTAATAAAATAATCGATAACAACGCCACGACAACCTGCAAAAGCTCGTGAACCTGCGTAAGTCCAATGGCGTAATTACTAAAGCTAATTGCTGCTATTTTTAAACTATCCATTAATGCCTGCCATTGATTCTGCTTAAAGAACCTTTCACTTCTGATATTTGATTGTCTAGGTCGTTGACCTCTTTGGTAAGCGCATCAAACTTGCGATCCAGTTTATCATCGGATTGATTCCATCTGTTAATAAGTTTTATTACCATGCCTTCCATATTCTCAAGTGTTTCACTCTGTCCTTTGTTTTCAATTTTTAAATTTTCTAACGCGTCTTGCTGCGCTTCGCTTTTTTTTGATAAAGACATTACTAAATAGACAAACATAACACCTACTACGCCTATCATTCCTGCTTCGCCATATACTGCCATAAAATCCATATTATTTCCGCTTTTTCTTACCCCAACTTAATGGGTTTAGGTTTAATTCTTTTTCGTAAAATTTCACTTTTTCTGCCAACTCTTCTCGTTCAATCCGCTCTTCCACGATATGTTTGCTAAGTAAATTCCCAATTTGTTCATCCGCAGAAGCCACTTTATTTTCCAACGCCTTAATGCGACTTTCAATCTGCCAGTACCCATAGACAAGACAGGCAATGAGAAAACAAATTTGACCCAGCCATTTAAGATTAATGCTAACAATGGCATTATCATCAAGAATAGCAGTCCTGTAACTTCTAGCGGTATTTGGTTTTTCACTCACTTCACCTCCCAACCACAGACAGACCAGCCAGAGTCACATGCTGTCAATAAAAACAAAATTAACAGAAATATTATAACTTGTCGAAATTTCATAATCTACTTCATAATCTATTTTCATAATACCATCCACCATGCTATAGCAGTTTCTACGAATATATCCGATAACGTATTGTACAGCCATCGTTCCTTTGTACCATAAGGCTTGTAATTCTCTATATACCACTCGAAAACTTCCCAAGCTATACCAACTATCAATACGCCTAAAACGCACCATAAATCAGACCATCCACACCATTGGAATATTTTGCAAAGAAATGCGCCTGCTGCGAGATGATATGCGGTCCACCCATCAAGTTGCGCTGTGCGTTGTTGCCACGCTACTAATTTTGCTAAAGGGCTATTCATCGATTGACTACCTTGTTTTCAATAATTTTATGTTTTACAATATCGATGCGCCCATGATTATCTGAATCCTTTAAAGAGTTGCATTGTTTTACGTACTCTTCTTCAATGGTTTTGAAGCTGTCTGATCTTTTGATTATCTCTTCACCTACGCGTAAAAAATACTTTTTACTACTAGGATA